CACGCCTACCTCCTATCCGCCTACCTAATAGCCTGCCTATGCGGCCTGCTCATCGCCGAGGCATGGAGATGGGGGAGGAGAGAGTGGAAACAGCGCTTGCGCCGAACCAAGTTGGCTAACCGTTAACCGCAGAGAAAACATCATGTCCAAGCCGCTTACCCCTGAAGAGATCGGAAAGCGGGTGGACTCTCTGTGCGAGCAGGTTGCAGAAGGCAAGACACTCCGGCAGATCTCGGCAAGCATGAAGCTGAGCGTGGGGATGCTGCTCAAGATGGTTGCTGTCCCTCCATACAGTGAGCAGTACACGCGCGCGCGAGAGTCGGCGGCTGACCTGTTCGAGGCTGACATCATCACAGCGGCAATGGCAGTCACGCCCGAGACGGCAGCAGCTGATCGGGTGCAGATCGAGGCGCTCAAGTGGGTTGCTGGTCGGCGCGCTCCGAAGAAGTACGGCGACCGCATTCAGCAGGATGTAACGGTCGACGTTAAAGACGGCCTGGCCGAGAAAATGGCGGCAGCTCGTGAACGTGCGCAGCGGGGTTGATCCTGAGCTGCAGTTGATCGAGGACATAGCCGGCTTCACCCATGACCCGCAGGGCTTCGCGATGTACGCGTTCCCATGGGGGCATGGAGAGCTCGCAGGCGTTGAGCGTCCTCGCGACTGGCAGTGGGAGACAATGGGCGTCATAGGCGCTCACCTCAGCAACCCGGAGACACGCTTTCAGCCGCTGATGATCTCGGTAGCGTCCGGTCACGGTATCGGCAAATCCGCAGAGATGGGGATGATCCTGAACTGGGCCATGTCCACCTGCGAAGACTGCAAGGTCGTCGTCACCGCCAACACCGAGAACCAGCTGCGGACGAAGACTTGGCCAGAAATCGGCAAGTGGTTCCGCCTGGCGATCAATAAGCACTGGTTCAACGTCACTGCGACGAAGGTTGCCTCGGTTGACTCTGAGCACACCGACAGCTGGAAGGCTGATGCGGTGCCTTGGAGCGAGCACAACACCGAAGCATTCGCCGGCCTGCACAACAAGGGCAAGCGCATTGTCCTGATCTTCGACGAAGCCTCGAACATTGCCGACAAGGTGTGGGAGGTCGCAGAGGGCGCGCTGACGGACGAAGACACCGAGATCATATGGTTAGCCTTCGGTAACCCGACGCGTAACACAGGCCGCTTCCGTGAGTGCTTCACGCGCTACAAGCACCGCTGGGTCACCAAGCAGGTTGACTCACGCACCGTAGACGGCACGAACAAGCAGCAGATCGCCAAATGGGCGGATGACTACGGCGAAGACTCTGACTTCTTCCGTGTCCGTGTGCGCGGCATGTTTCCGAGGGCGTCCGACTTGCAGCTGATTCCGACTGACTGGGTGGCCGAGGCCATGCGGCGCGAGGCTGTGTTCGGTCTGTCTGATGCGCTGGTGTGCGGCATCGACATTGCCCGCGGCGGCGCTGACAACAACGTGATTCGCTTCCGTCGTGGCCTTGATGCTCGATCGATCAAGCCTATCCGCATCCCTGGCAGTGAGACGCGAGACACCACGGTATTCATCGCCAAGGTGTGCACGACGGTTCAGGAGCACAAGCCAGACGCTGTCTTCGTTGACTCAACGGGCGTAGGCGGGCCAGTGGCTGACCAGTTACGTCGGCTCATGCCGGGCATCGTCATCATTGACGTGAACTTCGCCAGCGCCGCCCCTGATAACCACTACGCGAACATGCGGACGTATATCTGGTGGATGTTGCGCGAGGCGCTGCGTGCAGGCCTGGCCATCGAGCAAGACCCGGACCTTGAGGCCGAACTGACCTCGCCTGAGTACACCCACAACCAGCGTGACCAGATCGCGCTGGAGAAGAAGTCCGAGATCAAGAAGCGCCTCGGGATCAGCCCTGATGACGCCGATGCACTGGCTCTGACCTTCACCTTCCCCGTTCAGAAATCACAACACACGCACGAGCAGGGCACAGCGCTGCTCAGCGACTACGACCCATTTGCGAGGCCATGACCATGTGCAGCAGCAAGCTCAAGAAGATCATCAAGAAAGTCGACCCGCTCATGGGTGGCGACAAGATCCTGGACGAACTAGGGCTGCCCTCTGTGTTCGGTGATGAGCAAGGCTTCGTCCAAGAGCCAATCGAGATGGGCGCCTCGCAGGTTGCTGCGGCCCCTGATGCTCCGACCGAAGTAGATGGCGGTGTACTGGCTGCGCGTGATGACGAACGCCGTCGCCGCGCTGCTGCTGCAGGCCAGAACAGCACCATCCTGACTGGTGGCCTTGGTTCCGCAAACACTGGGCAGAAGACTCTGCTGGGGGCGTAAATGGCTGACTCTCTGCGTCAACAGCTGGACCGTCGGCTGTCCCAGCTCAAGAACGAGCGCGACAAGGGCTGGCTGCCACTGTGGCGCGATATCAGCGACCACATTGCCCCGGATATGGGGCGGTGGAATACCTCGGACGTGAACGAAGGCAAGCGCCGCGATCAGTTGATCATCAACTCGACGGGTCGTAGCGCGCTGAAGATCCTGGCCTCTGGCATGTTCTCTGGCATGACCAGCCCGAGTCGACCGTGGTTCAAGCTGGCCACGCCCGATGCTGCGCTGATGGAGTTCGGGCCAGTGAAAACCTGGCTGCATCTAGCTGAACTGGCAATGCAGGACGTGTTCGCGCGATCCAACCTCTACAACGTGTTGCCCACTCTGTACGCAGAGCAGGGCGCATTCGGTGTCGGCGCCATAGCCTGTATGCCTGACGACGAGGAGTTCATCCGGTTCTACAACTTCACGGCCGGCAGCTACATGGCCGCGACCAGCTCACGGCAGCAGGTAGACACGCTGTACCGCGAGTTCAAGATGACTGCGCGGCAGATGGAGCAGCAGTTCGGCAAGGCCGCGCTCAGTTCCACCGTTCAGACGCTGCTGAGCACCAACCCTGATGCCTGGGTTGACGTGTGCCACGCAGTCGAGCCGAACGACAAGCGCATTGCTACACGCGATGACAGTCGCAATATGCCGATCCGCTCCGTCTACTGGGAGAAGGGCGGCGACCAAGACAAGATGCTCCGCGAGTCGGGCTTCAAGTCCTCTCCGATCATGGTCCCGCGCTGGGATGTGAACGGCGAGAATGTCTACGGCTCCGGTCCTGGCTCGGTTGCATTGGGTGACACCAAGGCGCTGCAGCTGATGGAGAAGCGCAAGGCTCAGATGCTGGAGAAGGGCGTCAACCCGCCGATGGGTGCGCCTGGTTCGCTGCGTGGACAGCGTGCATCGATCCTGCCGGGCGACATCACTTACGTCGACCAGAACGCAGTAGGGCAAGGGTTCGCGCCGCTGTATCAGATCGACGCCTCGTGGTACGGCGCATTGCGTGCCGAGATCATGGCGCACGAGGAGCGCATCAACTCGGCCTTCTTTGTCGACCTGTTCTTGATGATCAGTTCGATGGATGACGTGCGGACGGCTACCGAGATCGCCGCGCGCAAGGAAGAGAAGATGCTGATGCTCGGACCAGTGCTCGAGCGGATGAACGACGAGCTACTGGACCCGCTGATTGACCGCGTGTTCAGCCTGATGATGGAGCAGTCTGCACCTCGCTGGGCTGGTTTGCTGCCCGGCAATCCGATGTTGCCGCCTCCGCCAAAGGAGCTGGCTGGCATGGACCTGAACGTCGAATACGTGTCGATCCTGGCTCAGGCACAGAAGGCGCTGGGTGTCTCGGGTATCGAACGCGCAATCAGCTTCGCAGGCAACCTCGCAGGCATACAGCCGGACATCATCGACAAGATCGACTTTGACCAGGCCGTCGACGAGTACACCGCAATGCTGGGTATTCCTCCGACGATCATTCGTTCTGATGATGACGTTGCGCAGATGCGGCAGGCGAGGGCTGAAGCCCAGCAGCAACAGGCGGCCATGGAGCAGATGAGCGCAGGCATACAAGGCGCCAAGCTCCTATCAGAAACCGACGTCTCCGGCGAAAACGCTCTCACCGCACTGGTAGGCCAATGACCAACGCAGCCAACGAAGCCGCAGCCACTAAGGCCGCGGTACTGGATCAGCTCGCCCTGAAGCAGGCCGACGACGACTTTCTCTGGCTGATGGGCCAGCAGACCGGGCGCCGCTTTATGTGGAACCTGCTGAGCCGCTGCAGTGTGTTCGAGACCAGCTTCAACACTCATGGCGGGTTGATGACGCTGGCCGAGGGCAAAAAGCAGATCGGCTATCAGTACCTGAAAAAGATCAACCAGCTCTGCCCCGACCTTTACGTCGTGATGATGAACGAGGCCAACGAGGCGGCGCGCAACCGACAGCTCCAACTGGAGCAAACAGAGGAAACCAATGACTGACTCGACTCAAGCAAGCGCTCCGGAATCACCCACCAGCGCCGCGGCAGACGTTCAGTCCGGAGCCCCTGCAGCTGCACCTGTGACAGAGCAAGCCCCGGCAACGCCGGAAGCTCCCGCAGCGGCAACAGCAGAGGCGACCGGCCAGCCAGTAACGCCAGTGGAATACACGGACTTCGCCGTGCCGGAAGGCTTGGAGATGGACGCGGAAGTGCTGACCAACTTCAAGGGGATCGCCAAAGAACTTGGCATCACCCAAGAGGCAGCACAGAAGCTCATCGACTTGCAGGCATCGCTGGAGACCAAGCGTTCCGCTGCTGCAGAGCAGGCGCAGGCCGAACAGGCGCAGCAATGGGCAGCCCAGATCAAGGCCGACAAGGAACTGGGCGGCGAGAACTACAGCAAGACCGTAGAGACCGCCGTGAAGGCCATCGAGCAATACGGCTCCCCCGAGCTGCGCAGCCTACTGAACGAAACCGGAATCGGTAACCACCCCGAGCTGGTGAAGTTCTGTCATCGCATTGGCAAGGCCCTCTCCGAGGATGGCCTGGTAATGGGCGGCACCCAATCCGCTCGCGAAATGAGCATTGTCGACGCCTTCAAGTAAGGCAAAACCGAGATCAGTAAGGAGAACCCACAATGGGTATTTTGACTTCCACCATGCCGACTCTGCTGGATAAGTTCAGCCGATCGGAGAAAGACGGCAAGATCGCCAAGATCGTTGAATTGATGGCGAAGCAGAACGACATCCTCATGGATGCCGAGTATCAGGAGTGCAACGACGGCTCCAAGCACAAGACCACCATGCGCTCTGGCATCCCTGAGCCGACCTGGCGCCTGTTCAACAAGGGCGTGCAGCCGTCCAAGTCCACCACTGTCCCGGTACTCGATACAACCGGCATGATGGAAGACTACGGCCTCGTCGATAAGGCGCTGGCTGACCTGAGCGGTAATGCCGACGCATTCCGCGTGTCCGAGAACATCGCCAAGCTGCAGGGCTTCAACAACAAAGCCGCGCGCTACATGTTCTACGGCAATACCGCCTCCGAGCCAGAAGCGTTCCTCGGCCTGGCGCCGCGCTACAACGACAAGTCGGCCGAGTCTGGCGCGAACATTGTCGACGCTGGCGGCACCGGCTCCACCAACGCCTCCATCTGGTTCGTGACCTGGGGCGAGATGACCACTCATCTGCTCTACCCGAAGGGCAGCGTCGCCGGCTTCCAGCACCGTAACCTGGGCGAAGACACCGTCAAAGATGCCACTGGTGGCGAGTTCCAGGCCTACCGTGACCACTTCAAGTGGGACGTGGGGATGTCGGTACGCGATTGGCGCGCCAACGCACGCATCGCGAACATCGATGTGACTGCGCTGACTGCCGACGGCGCCACCGGCGCCAAGATCATCGAAGCCATGATCAAGGCCTACTACCTGCTGGAAAACCCGATGCAGGGTGATGGCCGCACGGTCATCTACTGCAACCGCACGCTGCAGACCTTCCTGCACCTGCAGGCGATGAACTCCAAGAACGTGAACCTGACCATCGGTGAATACGCCGGCAAGAAGATTCCCGAGTTCCTGGGTATGCCGATCAAGCGCGTTGACGCGCTGCTCAACACCGAAGCCCGCGTGGTTTAAGGAGACTCATCATGCTTTTCGACGCAAAACTGCTGATGTCGAGCAACCAGGCCATTACGGCTACCGCTGCCTCGACCGATGTCATCGACCGTGGCGACACCAAAGACGGCGGCAAGGCGGGCGACGTGCCCATCGTCGTTCAGGTGACCGAGGCGTTCAACAACCTCACCAGCCTGGCCATTGCCATTCAGACCGACAGTGACTCGGCCTTCGGCACTGCCAAGACTCTGGCCACTGTCACCGTCGCGCTGGCTGACCTGAAGGCTGGTTACCAGCTGCCAGTCATTACTCTGCCGCAGGGCTGCAAGCGCTACCTGCGCCTGAACTACACCGTGACCGGCACCGCGCCGACCACTGGCAAGGTGACGGCGGGCATCGTCGCTGGAGTGCAGACCAATGGCTAAGCACTACGAAGTGCTTGAGCGCGCCTTCATCAACGGGAAGCTGTGCGAGCCGGGCGACGTTGTAGTGCTCGAAATCGACAGCCCCGGCAGCCACCTGAAAGAGGTGAAGGCCGAAGCCAAGCAGGAAAAGGCAAAGCCCGGCCAAAAGCCGGCCGCCAAGCCTGAGGAAAACCCGGAAGACAACCTTCCGGACGCGTAACACCAAGGGGCCTTCGGGCCCCTTTCTATTTCCGGAGATCGCATGGCCAGTGTCGTCCAAATCTGCAACATGGCGCTCACCCGCATCGGGCAGAACCAGTTCATCGACTCGATCGACGAGCAGAGCAAAGCGGCTGAGCTGTGCGCGCTCCATTACGAACTGTGTCGGGATGAGGTGCTGCAAGCCTTCCCGTGGCCGTTTGCCGAGGCGCGTGTCTCGCTGGCAGACATCGGCTCGCCTCCGCAGAACTGGGCCTACCGGTATCGCTATCCGACCGACTGCCTGCAGATCCGGCACATCACCACGCCGGGGATGCGTCAGCCGCGCGTCGAGCAGCGCGTGCAGTTCAAGGTCATCAACGCCACTGGCGGGCGTGCAATCGTCACCGACCAGGAACAGGCCGAGCTGGTTTACACGCTGAAGGTTGAGGACACGACCTACTTCTCGCCGCTGTTCACCAGCGCCCTTGCGTGGCGCCTCGCGGCAGAGTTGGCCATGGGTCTACAGGCGCGACCCGAGAACTACAGCGCGGCCATTCAGAACTACCTCATCACCATCGACCAGGCCAAGACCCTTGCCTTCGAAGAAAGCGAGGAGGGGCCGTTTCCTGAATCCGAGTTCATACAGGCGCGCAACTAATGGGAACATCCACCATTCAGCCGTCGTTCGCTGCCGGTGAACTGGCGCCGTCGCTCTATGCGCGCGTCGACCTTGCCCGCTACCAGACCGGCCTGCGCCTGTGCTCGAACTTCTTCGTCATGCCATACGGCGGCGTTAAGAATCGCCCTGGCACCGTGTTCGTGAACGAAACCAAGGGCAGCGGCGTGGCCCGCCTGATTCCGTTTCAGTTCAACGATGAACAGACCTACGTCCTCGAGTTCGGCAACCTCTACATGCGCGTCTACAAGGACGGCGGGGTCATCGAGTCGAGCCCTGGCGTGCCATATGAGATCGCAACGCCGTTCACCGCTGCGCAGCTGTTCGAGCTGAACTACACGCAGTCGGCGGACATTATGACCATCGTCCACCCGTCCCACGCGCCGCGGCAGCTGTCGCGCCTTGGGCATGCCAGCTGGACGTTGGACACTATCAGCTTTGTGCCAAGTATTAGCGCGCCGGCTGCGCCATCAGGAAGCGCTCGCCCAGACGGCTCCGGCGACACCACGACCTACCGCTACAAGATCACTGCGGTGGCCGATAGCGAGGTGCCGGAAGAAAGCCTTCCATCGTCGTTCGTCACGGTGGCCAGCTGGGACAGCAAAGCAGGCGCTGAACTGAGCTGGGCAGCGGTAACAGGCGCCGACTACTACAACGTCTACAAGGACAGCAACAGTTCAGGCATCTACGGATTTATCGGTCGAGCAGACAGCCTGACCTTTAGTGACATCAACATAGCTCCGGTGAAGACCGACACGCCGCCGACGGGAAACAATCCGTTCGTGGGTGCTGGCAACTATCCGGGCGCGGTGGGCTACTACCAGCAGCGGCTGTGCTTCGCGGGGTCTGACCTCGCTCCGCAAACCTTCTGGATGAGCAAGACCGGCAACTTCAAGAACTTCGGCTATGCCACGCCGGTAAAGGATGACGATTCGATCACCTTCACCATTGCCTCGCGCCAGGTGAACCGGTTCCGCCACATCCTGCCGCTTCGGCAGTTGCTGGGCCTTACCTCTGGCGGTGAGTGGGTTATCTCTGGCGGCGAATCAGGCATCACAGCCAAGACCGTCAAGGCCGAGATTCAGAGCTACAACGGCGTGTCGAAGATTCCGCCGATCGTTATCAACGACTCGGCCATCTACGTGCAGCAGCGCAACAACGCAGTTTCCTCGCTGGCCTATACCTTCGAGGCTGACGGGTTCTCCGGTGACGATCTGACCAAGTTTTCGCCGCACTTCTTCCGCGGCTACACGCTGGTTGACTGGACCTATCAGCAGATCCCAGACCGCTTGGTATGGGCGGCGCGTAATGATGGCGCCTTCCTTGGCATGACCTTCCTGCCAGAAGAGCAGCTGCTGGCCTGGCATCAGCATCACACGGACGGCTTTGTCGAGTCAGTCTGCTGCATTGCTGAAGGCCAGATGGACGCGCTCTATCTGCTCGTTCGCCGCACCATCAACGGCGTGACGAAGCGCTACGTCGAGCGCATGGCCACTCGCGACATTACAGACGCTGAAGATGCCTTCTTCGTTGACTGCGGCCTGACCTATGACGGGCGCAACAATAATGCAGCGGCAACGCTGACGCTCAGTGGCGGGACGGACTGGAAATATCCGCAGCTGGTAACAGTCACGGCGTCTGGTCACGCACCTTTCACGGCTGGCAGCGTTGGCCGCACCTACCGGTTGCGCGCTGGCACTGAGATGGTGCGGGTCGAAGTCACCGCCTACACGTCGTCAACCGTGGTAACCGCCAAGCTGCTTGAGATATGCCCGGAAAGCCTGCGCAGCGTAGCGGTAAGCGACTGGGCGTTGATGGCTTCGACCATTGCCGGCCTTGGTCACCTTGAGGGCAAGACTGTTGCCATCCTCACCGACGGCGATGTGCATCCGCAGCGCGTCGTATCGGGTGGCTCTATCAGCCTGCAGCACGCTTCAGCCGTGGTTCATGCCGGCCTGCCCTATGTGGCCGAGATGGAAACGCTCGAGATCGACTGGGCGGACGGTAATTCCGGCACGAAGCTGGACCGGAAGAAGATCATCCCGACCCTGACGGCATATCTAGAAGCGTCGAGAGGATTTTGGGCTGGGCCAAAGCGCGGCGGAAAGCTGTACCCGACAAAGCCGGATTACCGCGAAACCTACGATTCGCCCGTCGCTACCACGACAGGCATCACCGAACTGAAGATCGAATCAGCTTGGCAGGAATCGGGCCGCGTCTACATCCAGCAGCCTGACCCGCTGCCGCTCACCGTTCTTGCGCTTATTCCGGAGATCACCATCAGTGGCAAAGGCTGAAGTTCTACCCATTGAGCCAGGCGACATCGAGGCGGTATTGCCGATTATTCGCCAGGCAGACCGGGACGAGATCGAGGAAGCCTTGCAGATCCCGCTGAATACCTGCCTCGCTGAAGGCCTGGAGCAGTGCTGCAAGGCCTCGAAGATCGTCGTCGGTGGCCTGATCGTGGCGATCTTCGGTGACAGCCGGCACGACGATCAGCTGGGCATTCCCTGGCTGGTCAGCACTGTTCACGTCGAGCGTTACCCGCGGGCGTTCCTGCAGGTCTGCAAGCCGGAAGTCGAGGAGATGCTGACCCGGCACGAGTCGCTGATCAATTTCGTTGATGTTCGCAATACCGTGGCAATCCGCTGGCTGTCATGGCTGGGCTTCACCTTTGGTGAGCCTGAGCCCTACGGCCCGCTGGGCATGCCCTTCAAACCCTTTTGGATGAAACGGAGCACCTGATATGTGCTGGATGGCAGCTATCCCGGTCGCGATTTCCTTGGTCGGCGGCATGATGGGCGCGCAAAACGCGAAGCAACAGGGCGCGTTCCAGGCTGCTATGGCCGAGCAGAACGCAGGCTACAAGGAAGCAGCCGCACAGGACGCAATCAAGCGCGGTGACGTGCAAGCGGATCAGTACCGGCGCCAGGTCGGGCAGATGATTGGCAGCCAGCGCTCAGGCTTTGCCGCCAATGGCATCGACGTGAACAGCGGAACCGCGGCAGAGATTCAGGACGACACCGCCGCATTCGGTGAATTCGACGCCCTGACCATCGCCAACAACGCAGCACGAGAGGCGTGGGGCTATCGGGTCGGCGCTGAGAACGATCGCATGAACGCCAAGATGACGCAGGCCAACGCCAAGAGCGCTGCTACAGGTTCAATTCTAGGCGGCGTCGGTAGCGCCTTTGGTTCCATGGGTGGAGGGTTCAGCTAATGGCGCGCATCCCTTCGTTTGATGGCCCGCAGGTTGCACAGCGCGGCCTCGGTGCGCCTACGGTTGGCGGCCAGGGCCCGGATAACTCAGGCCTGCAGCGTGGTCTGGCCCAGATCGGCCAGGCTGCCCAGCAGTTCGCTGAACAAGAGCGCGCCAAAGCCGACACTGCCGCACTCATGGCTGCCGATCAACAGCTTGAGCAGTGGCAGCAAAAGACATTCTTCGACCCAGAATCCGGGGTCTACACCAAGAAGGGCTCCGCAGCGCTCGACATCACCAATCAGACCATCGGCCAGTTCGAGCAGCAGCAGGCCAAGATTGGCGAATCGCTGAAGAACGAACGCCAGCGCGCCCGGTACAACGAACTGGTCATGCGTCGGCGCCAGGCGCTGTCGGGTGACCTCAACCGCTACGAGTATCGCGAACGCGAGAACTACTACGACGACGTTGAGCGCGGCCAGGTTGAGACAGCCATGCAAGGCGCTGCGCTCAACTACAACGATCCGGAGAAGATCGGCCACTACCAGAACAAAATGATGGCTGTTCTGGAGTCTCAGGCGCAACGCAAGGGCCTGCCGGCCGAGATGAAGCAGGCCACGTTGCTCAAGGCGAACAGCGGCATGGCTTCTGCGGTGATTTCGCGGATGGTCGATGACGATCCGTACAAGGCCAAGTCGTACTTTGCCACCGCGCAAGAGGGTATGACCGCTGAAGACCAGGTGCAGATCAGCCGTCTGATCGACCGCGAGATCAAGTCCCGCGAGATCGAGGCCAAGCAGATGCAGGCCATCGCCCGCGCTGAGTTGTCGACCCGCGTGTCCGATGCGCAGTCCGCCTACCTATCCGGATTCGACTTCGAAAATCCCCCGTCCGCCTCTGATTTCGTGGCTTCCTATGGCGCGGAAGAGGGCGCCGAGCGGTATGCCCAGTTCGTCAAGACGCAGGACATTGGCGCAGCTATCCGCCAGATCAAAACCGCATCGCCTGAAGAGCGGGCGCAACTGATCCAGCAGTTCAATCCGGCCAAGCCAGCAAAGCAGGCAGCCTTCTTTGGGAAACAAGCGGAGGGCATGCAAGAGCGCGGGAATATAGATCTGAACGCCCGCCCCACGGTGCATAACGCCGACGGATCGATCAGCACGGTGAGGTCTATGTCTGTCAACTTTGACGGGCTGGAGGTATTGATCCCAACTGTTAGTGAAGACGGCCGCATCATGGAGGAAGATGAAGCTATTCAGCAGTATCTAAAGACCGGCCGCCATCTAGGAAAATTCAATACCCCAGAGCAGGCTACCAAGTACGCTGAACAGCTGCATAACGACCAGGCTGAGCAGTATCTAGGGAACGACGCTGTGATCACGGTAGGTGACGGCTTTGCAGTCGACGCGAAGCTCTACAGCCAGCTGGTTAACACCGCATCACGCCTCAGCGAAGAGCTGCAGAACGACCCGGCCACCTATGTGATCGGTCTCAGCCCGCTACTGATGAAGGCGGCTGAGGAGGCGTCGAGCGGTGATCCTGCCGCGGTTGAAGCCTACGCCACGGCCATGATTGCCGAGCAGCAGCGCCTCGGTGCGCCTGAGCCGAAGCTGTTGACCTCTCGCCAGGCGGCCAGCATCGCGGCTTCCTTCGAGAACACCGAGGATGGCGGCAGCAACGCCGCACAGCTCATCGAGCAATTGCAGCAGCAGTGGGGCAAGAACTGGCCGACCGTTTACAAGCAGCTGCAGGACAAGCTGCCAGGCGCTGCGCTGGTGATTGGCTCTGGCGTGGACGAGCAGACAGCGGCAACGCTGGCCCGTATCGCGTCGATGAAGACGGCGGAACTCAAGGTTGGACTCGACAGCACCGAGACCCGGGACGCAAAAATGGCCTTGAATGAAGGCATGTCGGAGTTCCGCAACACCCTGGCCGGACAAGTCGGCGGCGAGCGCACCTTCTCCACGCTGTACAACGAAGCCGAGCGCCTGGCCTACGCCTACATGGGGCAGGGCAAAGGGCCGCGTGATGCAGTTGAGCTGGCAAAGAAAGCGCTGATCGATGACAAGTACACGCTGCAGGGCACCTACCGCGTACCGAAAGCTTATGACGCCGACCTGATCGAAGCCGGCACCGAGCGCGCAATCGAATCACTCGACCCAATGACGCTGAACTTCCGCACGCCTGACGGGGTGCCGGAGGACTTCGCCGCTGGCCGCGTGAAAGCCGCAATCGAGAAAGACGGCTACTGGGTCACCTTGCCCGACGAAAGCGGCGTGGCGCTGTACTACGGCGGCGAGGCGGTTCTGGACAGGGCCGGCAACCCGGTTGCTCGCAAGTTCGATGACTTGGCAGCCGAAGCCATCGCTAAACCCAGCGCCTGGCAGCGCTTCAACGAAGGCCGGGAGAAGATGAACCAATCTGCCGCGCCTTCTGGTGCATGGGGCACTCAATGACGCTATTCACTGACGGCCTGATCATCCGCAAAGACCGCAATATTCTGGATGATGTGGTGACCGGCCAGTTCGACGCAGCAGAAGCGTCGTTCGATCAGGCGATGTTCGAGAACCCAACGAGCGCCGTGCGGCGTATCGGGGAACTGAACAGGGCAGAAGATGGCCGCGTTGAGATGCAGGCTTATCCGGCCTATGGCATCCAAGAGCGACGCGCTGAACCTGAAACGCCGCTGCTGACTGCTGAGCAGGCCCGCGCCCGCATTAAGGAAGAAGGCCTAGACCTCACCGTTGAGGATTCTGGCATTCGCGCCGGCGCCCTAGATATCCTGATCGAGCGCAAGCGGGAGGAGGTCAAGCGCAAGCTGATACTCGACAATGCTCCGGCGTCCACTATCCCGGTGCAGTTGCTTGCTGGCTTCGGCGCCTCGGTACTGGACCCGATCAACGTAGCGTCCGCATTCGTGCCGATTGTGGGCGAAGCGCGCTATGCGTCCATGCTGGCCCGTGCAGGGACTTCGGTTGCGGCACGTGCCGCTGTTCGTGCGCAGGTTGGCGCTGTAGAGGGTGCTGTAGGCGCTGCCATCGTCGAGCCGCTGGTTCTGTATGCCTCGGCTCAGGATCAGGCGGACTACGGCGCCGTCGACAGCCTGCTAAACGTGGCTTTTGGCTCAGTGATGGGCGGCGGCCTGCATAGCGCTGGCGGGTATATCTCAGATATGCGCCGCGGCACGCTGCTGGAAGGCGTCAAAGCTGAGTCGCCTGCCATCACTAGCCAGGCTCCGGCGAAGACCAGCCCGCAGCAGTTCGCCTTGCGCGTCGATGAAGATCCGATGCTCGCGCTACGTGATTCGCTCGAGCGCGGCATTCAGGGTGACCGCGCTCGGATGGCTGAAGATGCCGGACGCCAAGCGCGCGAAACGCTGATGCCTGAGATCCGCGCCGAGCTTCAAGAGATTGCATCCGGCAAGCTGCCGAACGTGCGCGACCTGAAGATTGAACAGAGCGCCATCCAAGCAAAAATCGACACGCTGGACGACACATTCAAGGCGCGCGCCAAGGAGTTCCAAGGCCAGCGCATGAGCCGCAAGCAGGCTGAGCGTGCTGCTCGTGATTCTATTGCCGAGGAACGCCAGCGCCTGAATGAGCGCAAGGCTGAGATTGAGTCAGCAACGGACGTGAACCGTCAGGCAGAGATTGCCCGCGGCGAGCTCAACGCCCTGCAGCGCGGCGAGATTCCGCAGCGCTATCAGTCACGCATTGATGCCGAGACAGGCCGCATTGCCAGCGGTTTCGATCTGCGCCAGACCGCTCGCGCGAAAGCCGAGGCCGCACCCTGGCAGGTTCGCGAGAGCGCCCTTCGTGCTGCCGTGGCTCAATCTGTTACTGGCCGGCCCGTCAACGTCGAGGCCATCTTCGACCTTGCCGACCCGGCCAAGCGTGCCGCTGCACTCAAGCGCCTGAAAGAGCCGGTTGAGACGGTTGCTGACCCGGAGGGCGAGGTGGCCAGCTATGCAGCCGGCGAAACAGCCGACGCCCTGGACGGAACAGACCTTGCCGGCGCCGAGCGTATGCTTGCCGATGAACAGGCGCTCACCGACGAGATGGCTGCACAAGCTGGAATCGACCTCAAGCCATTCATGCGCGAGGCGAACGAAATCGCCGCAGACGCTGAAACCTACGCCGCCGCCTACCGGGCAGCCGCACTCTGTCAGTTGAGGAACTAATGGCCGCTCTAGACTGCATCGACACTATCCAGGCTGCCGCCAAGGCTGCAGGTCGCGAGCTGAACGAAGAAGAGATGGTCGAGCTGGTTGGCGACCTTCAAGCGCGTATCAAGCAGCTGCAGGCCACTGACGGAATGCTCGGCCTTGAAGACGCTGCCATGCGTGCCGCCGACGAGATGGGCAATCAGGTCAAACTGGCTGCCGCCATTGAGAAGCGTAACGCGCTGCTGAATGCTCGTCGCCGCGCGGAGCTGGTCGGCTACATTCGCGGCACCTGGTCAGATCGTCCAGACCTTGGCCTCGAATCCTTCCTTGTCGGCACCAACGTCGCGCGCCCCGGTGCTCGCCGGTCGGTTGCTGCTGAGCAGAAGCAGCTCAGCCAGGCCTATATTGCTGGGTTCCTGCATGACATCGAGGCGGAAGGGCTCAAGCCGTTCCTGACCAAAGGCGATCTGGATGCCGACATTGCCGACGCGCTCTGGCGCATGGGCATGGACAAGCCATTAGATGGCCTGAGCAAAGAGGCGCAGGGCATCGCCAAGATCATGCAGAAGTACCAAGAGACGGCGCGCATCGATGCGAACCGGGCCGGTGCTTTCATTCGTAAGCTGCCCGGCTATGTGGTTCGCCAATCGCATGACCCGTACAAGATTCAGCGCGCCGGCTTCAAGCAGTGGCGCGACGAGATCCTGCCGCTTCTGGACGAGCGCACCTTCGAGGCGGGCTCAGACGTGGACGGCTTCCTGCTGGCCACCTACAACGGCCTCGTGTCGGGCGTGCACCTGAAGGTTTCGACCGGCCAGCCGAGCGGTTTCAAAGGGCCGCGCAACCTCGCCAAGAAGGTCAGCGCCGAACGCGTGTTGCACTTCAAGGATGGCCTGGCCTGGAACGAATACAACAAGGTTTACGGAACCGGCTCGCTGCGCGAAGCGTTCCTGGGTGGACTCGATCGTTCGGGCGACAGTACCGGCATGATGCGCCGGCTCGGCACCAACCCGGAAAGCAACTGGAATGCCGCGCTCGATGAGCTTCAGCTTGACCTGAAGAACGACCCGGAAGGCCTGCGCAAATTCCAGCAGGACAGGGGCGGGCTGCTCAAAACCCGCTTCTCGGAAATCGACGGCACATCACGCATGGCCGTAAACCATGTCGGCGCCCGGGTGGCTTCGAACCTGCGCGCCTGGCAGTCGATGGCCAAGCTGGGCGGCGCTGTGATCTCGGCGGTAACTGACCTTCCGGTCGCCGCCAGTGAGATGCGCTATCAGGGCAAGGGGATGCTGTCCTCAATGGGTACGCTGATCGGCGGCATGGTCAAGGGCAAGAAGCCAGCCGAGCAACGCGAAATCCTTTCGACGCTGGGCGTGTTCTTCGACAGCGTTCGCGGGGAAGTGGTCAGCAAGTTCAGCGCCGACGACACCTTGGGCGGCAAGATGAGCCGGGCACAGCAGTTGTTCTTCAAGCTGAACGGCCTCACCTGGTGGACCGACACCATGCGCAGCACAGCGGCGCTGATGATGAGCCATCACCTGGCCTACAACCGCACGCTTGACTGGGACAAGATGAACCCGGACCTGCAACGCACGCTCGAGTTGTTCGATATCGACGCCGGCAAGTGGGATCTGCTGCGCTCGACGCCTTCAAAAGAGGCAGACGGCCGGGAGTACATGACCACTCAGGGTATCGACAACATTCCGGAAGAATCACTGGCCGGCTACCTGGCCAGCAAAGGCCGCACGGCGAATGCCGCTGCCATAGGCGAACTGCGCGAGGAATTGCGCGGCAGCCTGCGCAGCTACATTACCGACCGGGCCAGCTATGCAGTCATCGAGCCGGACGCTAGGACGCGCGCCATCATGCGACGCGGCACACAGCCCGGCACTGTTGCCGGTGAGTTCCTTCGGTTCGTTGGTCAGTTCAAGGCATTCCCGATAGCGGTGCTGCAGAAGTCCATCGGCCGTGAGCTGTACGGGCGCGGCTACAAGCCCAGCGCATACGGCGCCGGTGTTGGCCGTGAACTGATGCAGTCAATGCGCAGTGGGAACGGCGAAAAACTGGGCGTGGCGCAGCTTATGCTCTGGACCACGCTTTTCGGCTACGGCGCAATGTCGCTGAAAGACATCGTGAAAGGCCGCGAGCCGCGACCGGCAGACGATCCCAAGACCTGGGTTGCTGCAATGCTGCAAGGCGGTGCGCTCGGGCTGTACGGTGACTTCCTGTTCGGTGAAGCCAACCGTTTCGGTGGCGGGCTCACTCAGTCGCTGTCCGGCCCGACGCTTGGCTTGATTGATGGCGGGTATGACCTGTTCGCCAGGATGCGTGACGGCGACGACGCAGCATCTGCAAGCTTCCGTTTCGCCATCCAGAACACGCCGTTCGCGAATTTGTTTTACACTCGCACAGCCATGGACTATCTGTTCCTGCACAGTGTTCAAGAAGCCCTGAATCCGGGGGCTTTGCGCCGAATGGAGCGCCGGATAGAAAAGGAAAACGCCCAGCAGTTCCTGCTGCGGCCATCACAGACGTACCAAGACCCGCTAGGGATTGCGAGGTAATCGATGCTCACCTTTTTCGCTATCGTCCTGGCGCGCCTTCTCGACCCTATTGGGGTCGGGCTGTGCGCGCTGGCTGCTTGGTGGGTGCCGCGCTACTGGCAGGCCGCCTCTGCCGGAGCCGCTGCCTACGTCGTCCTGATGCTTGCGATGGGCAATCCAACAAAGCCCTTCGTCATTGCTGCGACGGCAGCGGCGGGCGGTCTGGTCGGACTGGCGGCGAATAGGGTTCGCGCCTGGCTTGTTTCACGGCGAGCGGCCGAGCAATGAGCCTGATTCAGGCCGGACTGATCGTCTTCGTGGCGCCATTTCTGGCCGCGCTGCTGGCCGGATTAGCTGTCCCTGATCAAGGGCGCCTCTATGCGGCAATCGCTGTCTACCTGCTCGCGTCAGTGGTTGCTGTATCGGTGGCCGCGGAGCATTACCATGGACGCATTCGGTCGGCTGGCGATCTGTTTGTCGCCGCGCGCAGTGGTACTAAAGGAGCACTCTGGATTGGCCTAGCGGTAGGGGGCGTTATCGCCTTCGCATGGCTGGCCTCACGCCTGACGTAGCACTCATGACTTAACACTACCCGCCTTGGCGGGTTTTTTATTGCCCAAATTCCAGGCCCCGCCAACGAGCGGGGCTTTTTTATGCCCGCACGAAAGGACCGGCCATGACCGTTCAGACCAGCACCAACGTCGCCAGCTTCAACGGGGACGGCGCCAACAAGAATTTCCCGATCGGTTACAAGTTCAATAGCGCGGCTGATTTAGTCGTCTTGCTGCTTGATGACGCGGAGGGCACGACGCAGGTTCTTACCCTGAACAGCGACTACTCGGTGACCGGCGCGGGCGATGACGAAGGCGGCGCAGTTACGCTGGAAGTCGCGCCAACTCTCAACCAGCGCCTGAAGATTACTCGCGTCGTGGATATTGTTCAGCTAACCGAGCTGCGCAACCAAGGCAAGTTCTACGCCGAGACCCACGAAGATGCGTTCGATCTACTGACGATGATTGCTCAGCAGCAGCAGACTGAAATCAACAATTCGCTAAAGGAGAATCAGCCCGGGCAGTTCGACGCGAACGGTAAGAGGATCGTTAATGTCGGCGGACCTGAACTTGCTACGGATGCCGCTACAAAAGAATACGTGGACGCTGGCGACAGCAGTGCAAAGTCCTATGCCGATTCGCTCCTAGCGCGTCTGTTGCGTGTCAGTCCGTCCGAAACTGTGACTCAGCTTCCAGCGACACTGTCTCGCGCAAATCGTCTGCTCAGCTTTGACGCATCTGGCAATCCAGTGACCGTTGCTCCAAGCGACCAGTCTGCAACTGAGCTTGCTCTGCAGATTGCCCCCGACATCGCGCGCATCGCCACATTCCCGACCACTTCGGAGATGTCTAGCCAGGTGGTTCCAGCTACTGCGGGCGCCTTCTTAACCTTGGGCTATCGTTCGCCAGGAGACGGGGGCGGCGCGCTATTTGTTGGGCCGCTATCTGCTGACCCTGGCACCATCGATAGCGTTGAGGTCGGTTACGGTGACTCGGCCACCCGTCGCTGGTTTCGTATAACGCACAAGGGGGCGGTCAACATTGACCAGCTCGGCGCTTATGGCGATAGCTACGACATTTACGACGGCGGCACTTGGCGAGATGAGACGGCGCTATTCATCAGCGCGATTAATCTTGCGGCATCGCTCGGCCTGTACAAGATCACCAGCAGCGGCGGGCGTGGGTACGGCCTTCAGGATGGTTTGGTCTCGAACAATGTTGAGATCGACCTGCAGGGCTCGACGCTCTACGGCAACTTCGGGCCATGGGGCATTTCCACGGTCGACGGCACGACTCCGATCTATTGGACTCGCCGCATGCTCTACAGTGAGGCGGCCAACCCTGTCTCCGTCGTTCTGCGCAACTTCAAGATCAATGGCCAGAACTCCCCCTCTGTAGCAATGGTAGGTGGAGAGGTGATGTTGGATTTTCGCGGCGGCGCAACGGCGGGAAATGTCCGCGTAGCCCTGATCGACGGAGAGATCACGCGCGGGGCTAACCGCCTGTATACGGCAGGCAGCGGCGTGACCGCTCCGACTGCCGTCCTGGATTATCGAAACACTGACGTCCTGCTCTACAACCTTGATCTGGTTATTCTGCGCAACGTCGAAGTGCGATCGTCTCCTGCGGAAATGGTCACCATTCAATCCGATGACGGGCGCACTCGCTGGATAGTCGACGACTCCCGGTTCACCAAGCGGCGCGACGGGTCGACAAATCGCTGGTCAAGCTCAGCGCTGAACATATTTAACTGCGCCCCAGGCTCAGTTCTGCGGGACAGCAAATTCTACGAGTTCGTAAAAGGCCCAGCCAACATCGAAACCGATGGCGTTCTAGTTGAAAATGTAACTGTTCAGGATGTGACTGACAGTAATGGTCTTGACTTCTGCGAATCGAGGGCTGTTCGCCAAAATCAGATCATCGTTCGGAACTGCACGCTTAAGGACATCAGCAACGTAGGAATCCGGGCGTCCGCGTCCAACATCTTGTGCGAAAACAACACATTCGAGCGGGTAGATATTTGCCATAGCTTCGAGGGTGGTGTGGATGGAAGCGCATCTCGCGGTGCATGGGTGCGAGTGGATGCGGCTCCACTCTATAACGTCGTCGTGCGTAATCCGGTCTACAAAACTTTCAACGCCTCGCATGCGAATATCATTGGCGTTCGCGTGATTGGCGCGAGTGCATCGCTACCCGCCAATGTGACGGTGGAAGGTAACGGGAACCACGACAGACCTACGACCCGCCCCCTGTACGGAATTCACGCTACGCACGCAAACCTTCGCCTCTCCGGATATCACGGCGAGGGCCGCACTGCTGTTGTGTGTCTGACCGGGACGTGCCGCCTTTCTGCTGACGGAGTGACGTTTGCTCCCGAGGCTGGGCAAACCGTCCACACTATCCTGATGGAGAACGCGACAATCGGAGCTGATGCTGTTTGCATTCGTAGGTCTAGCAGGATCACTGAACTGGATGCTGGCTACTCAGACCTTCGTGTGCTCACTAGCACTGTAGACCTTAAGGGGCTGGACGTAGAACAGTCGCCAGGATTCCCGGGAGTCAGCAACGGCGTCGTGCAATTAGACGGCGAGCTGAAGGGGGTTAGCGCCAGCTTTAACGTCCCGGCTGTTGCTGCGGGGGCTTCTACGACAACGACTGTGACCGTGACAGGTGCCCGGATAGGTGATGCAGCACGAGCCGCGTTCAGCATCGACACCGCAGGGCTTGTGCTGTTCGCCCGGGTATCCTCTGATAACACGGTGACCGTGGCGTTCTTCAATCCAACCGGCGCAAGCATCGACATTGGAGGAGGCATAATCACGGCATTTGTGCGCCAGGCACGATAGGAGAAAGCCAGGGCTCGGTGGCGCGAGCCTTGGCCTTCAATGCTGCGATGCCGTTATACTCTTGCTCAATTTCGCTTGGAGCAACAGGCTTGTTCAAGTACAGACCGGAAGTAGACGGCCTACGGGCTATTGCTGTTTTGAGTGTGGTTCTGTTTCACGCAGGATTCAGTATATTCGAAGGCGGCTTTGTTGGCGTCGATGTGTTCTTCGTAATATCTGGATACTTGATAGCGTCAATTATCAATGCCGAGGTTGATTCCGGGAAGTTTTCCTTTGGCAAGTTTTACGAAAGGCGAGTCAGGAGGCTTTTGCCTCCGCTAATTCCAGTGCTAGGGCTTTCTCTAGTCGCATCGTTCATGCTTTTTTCGGAAAGACAGTTTGTCGATACCGTGCACAGTCTTTTGGCGAGCATAGGCCTGTCATCTAACTGGTACTTTCTTTCTTCAGTCGGTTACTTTGACGGCCCTGGCGAGTACACGCCTTTGCTCCACATGTGGTCGCTTTCGATAGAGGAGCAGTTTTACCTGTTTTTCCCGTTCTTGCTGGTCTCGCTTTCCGGCAAGAAAGGCCCGACAGCAAAACTGGTTTTCCTGTTCATGCTGGCGGCATCGTTTTCATTTTCAAGCTACCTGTTGGCTACCAGGCCTGCAGACGTTGCGTTTTTCAATTCGTTCGGCCGGTTCTGGGAGCTTCTGATCGGGGTCTGCTTGGCGTTGTGGCGCCTGGATGACTGCAAGAGTCGGGCGGCTTGTAATGCTCTTGAAGTGTGCGGGCTGGCTGCTATCGGTTTCGCAGTTTTCTTCTACTCGCCAGAAACTCTGTTCCCCGGGCCGGCTGCTCTCGTTCCTGTGCTTGGAGCTGCAATGATCATTGCGGCGGGAGGGAGGGGTAACCTCGTATCGCCGATACTTTCGTGCAGGCCGGTACTTTGGATTGGCCTTATTTCCTACGGTTTGTACTTGTGGCATTGGCCGATATTCGTTTTCGCCAGAACAATAGACCCGATGGCTGGGCCGCTATTGATGGCAGCGCTTTCCATCTTGGCGGTTTTGCTTGCTGCTTTCTCTTACTACTTCATTGAGGGTCCAATACGAGGGAGAAAGGCACTTGCGTCTCGCGGGTCGTTGTTTAAAGTGTCAGCGTCTTCCTTCGCTGCCACCGCAGCTATTGGGGTTGCACTTATAACGCCTCAAGTGCTTGCGCAGCGGACAGAGGCTAGTAATGCGCTTGCTGTTATTATGTACGGCGATCAGAAGATGGATGCTGCCGATTTAATCAAAAAGGAAAAAGTGCACTACCTTTCACAGTTGAACAAAAACTACAACGGCAGATCTTCTGAGTTTGATATTGCTACTCATGACGGCTACACATGCAGCTATGATCACGGCAACACAGCTGCGAATCTTCTTGACTGTCTTGCTGGGCAGTCTGGGCCGGAAAACGTCCTTGTGATGGGCGATAGTATTGGGCGTGACACCTGGCATGCGCTACGCAGGGCATACCCAGACGTGAGCTTTATAATGCTCCACCAGTCAAGCTGTCCGCCCGGCGACTTTCACAAGCCAGGGCGCGAGGAAGGGTGCTTCAGGCATTCGGCAGAGCTGCTTCGCGAGCTGTTCGCCAGGATGGAAATAAAAGGGGTTTTGCTGAACTTCAGGTATAGGCCGAAAGACTGGGCACACGTAGAGCCAGGCATTCAGGCTGTGCTTAATCACACGAAGAATGTTGCCATGTTAGGAGTGACGCCTGTTTTCACGCACACGATCGATGAGTATCTGCTTGCTCAGTCTGGCGGCGCCTCCCTTCCGCTGTACGTGAGCAAGGGCGAAAAAACGATGGTCCCTTGGGACTACGCTGAGCTTGGACGTAAATCGAAAACGATGGCTGATCGGTACGGTGTAGATTATGTCGACGTTCATCCCTTCTTTTGCTCATCGTCACACTGCAGGCTCTGGATTGATTCCTCATATAGTAAGCCACTGTTTTGGGATAACCAGCACCTAACCGACGCGGGGATAGACGAATACTCTAGGTTCTTGCGTGCGCAGCCAGTCATTGATCGAATAGTCAGACAGTAAAAGAGACTTCACCACACGCCCCGCCAGTCGGGGCTTTTTATTGCCCGAGGATTACCCATGACCCTCTCTGAAATACGGGAGCGAGCCATAGCGCCCGCTCTCGCGCTGCTGCCTGCGCGGATGAATAGTCAGGCGGCTGAGGTGCAGATGCTCGCGATCGGCCTGCAGGAATCCCGGTTTGAGCACCGTCGCCAGATCGGCGGGCCGGCAAGAGGTTTTTGGCAATTCGAGCAGGGCGGCGGGGTGCGCGGCGTGCTGCGTCACTCGTCCAGCCGCGAACATGCTCAAGCCGTGTGCCGGGCACGCAACGTCATCGCGACAGAGGGCGCCGTCTATGCCGCGCTCGAGCATGACGATGTTCTGGCAGCAGCGTTCGCCAGGCTGCTGCTATGGACTGACCCCAAGCCACTACCTGCCATCGGTGACGAGCAGGGCGCATGGGATCTTTATCTGCGCGTCTGGCGACCGGGCAAGCCGCATCGGCGCACATGGGATGCACTCTACGAGCAGGCGATGGAGGAGGTCACATGTTCCGCCTGACCGGAGTTCAGTTGCGCGCGATGGTCTATGTGGCGCTTGCCGCGCTGTCATTCGCCGTCGGCTGGCAAGTGCACGCCTGGAAGGTCGCCTATGACCTCGAGCGCGACCGCCAGGCACAGGAGGCCGCTGCCTCCCTGGTGAACGAGATATCCGGAAAGACGCTAGAGGCGATAGCCGGCATCCGCGTCGAGAACAAGACCATCTACCAGCAAGGCCGCACGGAGGTGCTGCGTGAAACTATTTATCGCGACTGCATTGTTCCTGAGCCTGGCCGCGTGCTCCTCGAGTCAGCCCGCAAGAATTGACGCCGGCTTGCTGCAGTTGTGCCCGCCGATCCCGCCAGTACCGGAGGAGGTCGACATGGGCGAGCTGCTGCTGATGGATATCGAGCTGGCCGGCATGTACAAGGAGTGCGCTGCCGGCAAGGCAGGATTGGTTGAGGCACTGAAGGGG